ATATGGCGGAAGAAACCGAAACAGTTGAAGAAGAAATTGTTGTAGAAGAACCACAGCAAGAAGAAGAAAAAGTAAAGGCTGCTGAACCAGAAGCTGAACCAGAAGCTAAAACTGGTGATGAGGAACTAGACTCGTACAGCAAAGGCGTACAGAGCCGGATTAAAAAACTTACGGAAAAGTATCGTCAAGAAGAGCGAGACAAGGCTGAAGCACTTAGGGTTTCTCAAGAACTTCTTGAAGAAAACAAAAAGTTAAAGTCACGTATGCAGGCTTTGGATACAGGGTATTTATCTGAGTATGGCACACGTTTGCAGTCGCAAACTGAAGCTGCAAAACGTGCTTACAAAGAAGCCTATGATGCAGGCGACAGTGATAAAATGGTAGAGGCTCAACAAGCTCTGTCTAATATCGCGGTAGAAACACAGCGGTACAATACCGCCAAACTCCGTGCGGAACAGCAAGCAAAAGCACAAGCTGCACAGCCTCGACAACCTGTACAACAACAAGCGCCTCAACAACCTGTACAACAGCAACAGGCGCAGCCAGACCCTCGTGCGATGGAGTGGAAAAATAAAAATACTTGGTTCGGTGAAGATAAGATTATGACAGCTGCGGCATTTGCACTTCATAATCAACTTACTGAAGAAGAGGGGTTTGACCCAAACACCGAAGAGTATTATAGTGAGGTTGATAGCCGTATGCGGAAAGAGTTCCCGCATAAGTTTCAAACGGCTAAGAAATCGGGTGGAGGAAGCCAGGTCGCTTCTGCTAGTTCCTCCGCATCCCGCAGTAATAAACAGGGGCGCAGGTCGGTCAAGTTATCGCATTCACAGGTCGCTATTGCGAAGAAACTGGGCGTACCTCTTGAAGAATACGCTAAATATGTGAAGGAGTAACAACATGGCTGATACAAGAACTTCTCGAAAGAGTCAGACCCGCGAAACTGAAACGCGCAGAAAACCATGGGCACCGCCCAGTCACCTTGAAGCACCAGATGCCCCAGACGGCTACGTGCATCGTTGGATACGAGTTGCAATGCGTGGTGAGGAGGACAAGATGAACGTCCACGCCAAACTACGTGAAGGATGGGAACCCGTCCGTGCGGATGAATATCCAAACTATGAAGCTCCTGTCATCGATGATGGCAAATACCAAGGAGTGATTGGACAAGGCGGACTGATGCTGTGTCGCATACCTGAAGAGACAGCGCATGAAAGAAACGAGTATTACGGGGGCCGAACCCGCGAACAAATGACTGCTGTGGATCAGGACTTGATGAAGGAACAACATCCTTCGATGCCGATTTCTAATAGTCGGCAAAGTCGTGTAACCTTCGGAGGCCGTGAACGCGACTCCGATTAATATAGAGGATTGCTACTATGGCAAACACTAACGGTGCATTCGGACTACGTCCGATTGGAGTAGTCGGTCAGGCTGCTAACACTACTGGTGCGACCGAGTATCGTATCGCCTCTGGAAACACAAACGCGATCTATCAAGGTTCTCCTGTAATCCCGCTATCAACTGGCTTTATTGACATTGTTGGCGCGGCTGCGGGTGGTACTGTAGGTCTTGTAGGTGTGTTCTGGGGTTGTGAGTACGTTTCGTCCACTACTGGTGAGAAAGTATTTTCTAATTACTGGCCCGGTTCTGGCGCGGATTCTAATTTTCCCGTCAAAGCCTTCGTGTATGACAACCCAATGCAGACATTTGTTATCTGTTCAGACGCTTCACTAACTAGCGAAGCAACTGCACGAGGACATGTGTTCGCAAACGCAAACTTTGCTACGGGTGCTTCTGGTTCAACAACCACAGGTATTTCGTCAGCTAAGTTGGGTGTTAGCACAATCGCTGCCACAGCTGCATTGCATCTCCGTATCATCGGTATTCAAGATGATCCTGAGAACAGTGACTTCACAGCTGCGGGTATTCCTTTAATTGTTCGATTGAATAACAGCTTCAATTCACCGAATGGTGCGATTGTAGCCGGAACTCCATCGACTACTGGCGTATAAGGAGACTGACTTATGGCTATATCTCGCGCACAACTAGCGAAAGAGTTGGAACCAGGTCTCAACGCCTTGTTTGGTATGGAGTACAATCGGTACGAAAACCAACATGCAGAGATCTATACAACAGAATCTTCTGATCGAGCATTCGAAGAGGAAGTTATGTTGTCTGGTTTCGGAGCGGCACCAACTAAATCAGAAGGTGGCGCAGTAAACTTTGACGACGCTAACGAAGCATACACTGCTCGTTACAACCACGAAACAATAGCGTTGGCATTCTCAATTACTGAGGAAGCTATCGAAGACAATCTATATGATCGTCTTGGTTCACGTTATACTCGTGCGTTGGCTCGTTCAATGGCACACACAAAACAAGTTAAGGCTGCTTCAGTTCTTAACAATGCATTTACCGCAGGCGCTTTCGCAGGTGGTGACGGCGTTGCGTTGTGTGATGCGTCTCACCCACTTACTTCAGGTGGTACGTTTGCCAACGAACCATCAACTGCTGCTGACTTGAACGAAACATCTCTAGAAGATGCTTTGATCAACATTGCAGGTTTTGTTGATGAGCGTGGTCTTAAAGTTGCATTACGTGGTTTGAAACTAATCATCCCGCGTCAGTTGCAATTTGTTGCAGAACGTCTGATGGTATCCAACCTTCGTGTTGGTACAGCGGACAATGATGTAAATGCGCTAAGATCTATGGGTATGTTGCCTGATGGTTATGCCGTCAACGACTTCCTAACAGATCCTGATGCATTCTTCGTCATGACAGATGCTCCTCGTGGAATGATTCACTTTGAGCGTACTCCGCTATCCACTAACATGGAAGCAGACTTCGACACAGGCAACATGCGCTTTAAAGCTCGTGAGCGTTACAGCTTTGGATTCTCAGATCCACGCTGTGTATTCGGTTCACCTGGAGCGTAAACTGTGATATAAGGAGGGATTACCTCCTCCGTGATTGGGGCGACTTCGGTTGCCCCTTTCTTTTTTATAAAAAGTTCTGTACACTATGTTTATCCCTGACAGTCGCATGGGGCGACTGACTAACCCAAGACAGGAGATCGACATGGGTACAACAACTTTTTCAGGCCCGATTAAAGCGGGAACAATCAAAAATACTACTGGTACAACACTCGGAAGCGACGTTGCTAACGTAGGTCAAGTCGTGATGTCTCAGACATTTGCAGCAGATCTATCAAACGGTGCGATTGCGGCGGACACTACAGATGTAGTTATTCCGGCGAACTCTCAGATTATTGATTGTGTAATCGATGTAATTACAGCAGCAAGCGGGGCTACCAACCTAAGTGTTGGAGACACCGTTGGTGGTGCAACATCTATCCTTAACACATTTGCTATTGGAACAACTGCGGGTCGTAAATATCCGACTACTCAAGCAGGTGCAGCTCTAGCATGGGAAGACACAGGAACAGCGGACATTCGTTTGACTGTAACTAACTCTGCCGCAACATCTGCGGGTGAAGTTCGTGTTACTATCTTGTATGCTCAGAACAATAACCTTGGCTAATAGGAGGGCATTATGGCTGCTTCTATTTTTGCAAAGACAGCTACGGCGACTGGCACACTACAGAGTGGTCGAACTAGGTTAAAAGCATTTTCTGTGAAAACTGCTAGTTCTGGTTCTCCTCAAGTGGTGTTTAAGAATGGTAGTAGTGGTGCAACTCAACTCGATATAGTTTTTAATACTAGCGATTGGGTTCAAGTTACTATCCCAGATCATGGGATTATTTTTAATGACGAGTGCCACATCACCCTAACCAACATTACCTCTATAACAGGGTTCTTTGGGTAATGGCAGGTAATGAGGTCAGAGCTTATCATGTACACGCCTCGGGGTCAGTAACTTCGGGGCGTGGTCGCATGAAAGGTTTTATGATCAACCATTCAACGGGTGCTACAGGGCAGACACTTATTTATGACAATCCTTCCGCAGCATCTGGTGTAGAGCTACTTGAAATAGACGAAACAGGGCAAGGCATTTTTGGCATGGAAATACCTGGAGATGGTATATTATTTGATAACGGGGTGTATGCATCGTTAGCAACAAACACAACTTTAACTTTATTTTTGCAGCAGTGATATGGCTAAGATCGATAAAGATAAAATGAAATGCAACAAACCAAAACGTCAGGTATCTGGCGGTAAGAAGTTTGTTGTTAAGGCGTGTGACAAGGGTAAAGAAAAGATTGTCAGA